AACAAGTTCTCTGGTAATGCCAAGAATCTTGTACAAAAGGCATTGAGTTCTATCACTAATCAAGGTGAATGCGGCAAAGAAGAATTTAATGAAGAGAGATCAGAAGGAATTTGGATTATTGAAAGACCATTTAGTGGACATTATATAGTATATGTTAAATTCAATGAATACTATGGATTTTTGGAATCACATCATGTAATGCCATACAAAACAGCAATTAATGAAGTGACATCACTTATTTCTTAGGAGGATAAAAATGTACGGACTAATAGAACTACAAAGACGCAAACTAGAATTAATGACTAGCAAAAGCTATATATACCACCATCTAATGACTGGCACTGATGGCAATAAATATAACTATTTTGAAAATACAAAGAATGAACCTTTCTTGTATACTATGCATCTTGTCTTGGTGAATGCATCAGAAAGGGTTAAGCTAATTGGTATATAGTTTATTTCTTAAGCTGCATGTCATAGCGAATGGAACATCTACAACCAGCGATATCCTCTAAAGTAGCACCAAGAGAGGAATCATGTGGATGTTTCATTACCACTGTTTTATTGGTCTTAGGATTCTTATAGGTAAAGTTTTGATCATTCGGAATAGTCTTGCCATGCAATTTGAGATGTTCATGTCTAGGTACTTTTGATTTTTTATTATGAATCCAGGTTTTTGTAAAAACCAACTTAGGGTTTTTCTTTTTTAATTGATCAATATACCCATGTCTCATCTCATTTGAAGTAGACATAATCTCAGTAACTGCAATAGTCTTTATATTTGGTGGAATACCAGTTTTCTTATCTTTCTTGGTATATCCAGCATACGTCTCTCGGAGTTTCTGTTCAAAGACTTCGACCAACTTATCATTAACCTTACCAGCATACCTACCACGCTGCGCAGAAGTCTGTACTTCTCTTATTGTGTCATTAAGGTCTTGAATTAGCTTATCTCGAAGAGTGTTAGTAATAATCTTGCCACCTTCTGCAGATTTTTTAGTGAGAAGGTCATCAGTCATTATCTCTTTGAAATTAGGAAATAGGACTTGCTTTGGTTTATTCCCTTTTAATTTAGCAATATGATCATCAACACGTTTATTTGAAATATTGAGCATATTTGATGCAACTTGTTTGGAATTATTCTTAAGTATTAATTGAACAAGGTCTTGGTAATTCTTACCATTCCAACCTAATTTGCCATACTTCTTCTTAAGATAATCTAAATCGCGTTTTGCCATTTTATGCTAGGTGTTCAAACCCCTTACGTACAAAACCATTACCATTTTTCTTTGGAACAAACTCAAATTGCTCTTCTTTTTGAAATAGCTTCTCCTCGTCAAAAATGGGCATATCTTGAGCTTTACTAACAGTCACTAAATCCGGAATTTTACCAACTTTCTTACGAAGGTCTTGTATTTCCTTTTGTAATTGCCTATTTTCAATAAATAGTTCATGGTGTGCATCTTCAGCAATAATTGGTATATCTTGACCATTAGCAACCTTCTTTTGGTATTGCATGTTTTCAAGACCAATACGGCTAGTGGTACGACTTATCCAACTAACAACTGGAGACAATGTACCTCGAAGAACAAAAACCGACAATTGAACCACTTCGCCTATCGGATGAGTTAGAGGACTAAATACCTTCATAAAATCACCAGAAAACTGGAGCTTTCTAATATCAACTTCCTTAAGTACTCTATCAATAAATCTCATTACGATAAATGAGCCATAACCAACAACAATACCATACAACGCAAAAACAATCATAATTGTTTTAAACATTTCAAGACTTACACTAGAGATTGCAAATAATGGGAAAAAGTTGAAAAAGACAACTATTCCAACAATTACAAACCCCATATTGTACAAGTTGCGCCACGCTCTAGATTCTTGTATTGAATCGTAAAGAATTACGTAACTAAATATTGCAATATAATTACCAGTGACTACCCAAAATCCAGCCGATTCTCTTTCTGGATACAAAAAGAAAAACAACATATAAAGAGCGGACATACCAGTAATTAGCCAAAGTTTTTTATGGTCTTGTATCTGTAGCATGTCCACCTCTTAAAAAGATCAAAAATCCAACTACCAGCATAAAAATGAGCACTGGATAGATTACATATTTTAACAAAGATGGTATTACATATACAAAAAATGCAATCATGATTGGTAATATAAGTATGAATCTAAGGACTTGCAATATCGTAATCCTCTGTGACATTACCAATACAGTGACCTTTCTTATCCCAAACTTGAGCATGCCACCAACCATTAATACCAGCAGCAGTTTTACCAGCATAACCATTATGAGTTTCACTAGTTACTTTGGCTTCAGTTCCATTTTTAAGTTTTATGGTTTTGTTTGGATCAACAACAATTTTCATAATATTATTATCGTACTTATGACCTTGTGTAGCGTTCAATTGATGTAGGCAAAGAATCTGGCATTTCGAGTTCGTCAATGAACTTTCTCATAGTATCTAAATTTAATTCTTTATCCTCTTCTCTTATACGTTTAATTACTCGTACAAGTTGAGATTTAGTAACTACAAATTGCTTTTCCACATTATCCTTTATTGTATGTATCTTTTACTTTAGCTATTATTTCAGGAAACATTGGTGTTGTATTTGGTGGGATATCAAACTGTGGATCATTTAACGGATCAAGATTTTCATCATTAACTCTAATCTCATTAACAGCATAAATACCAGTATCCATCTTAGTCTTAACCAATTCTGCTTTTTGTTGATCAGTGTTTTGGGTTTGATATTTAAGTCTATATCCATGACCAAAACGAAATGGAAGTATACGAAAATTAAACGTATTTTCTATACACTTAGTAACGGGCAATGTACCTTTTGCGTTTTCAATGCGTTCTTGAGCATCAGCCGTATTCCTACCAGATGTACCATCACCACCGGATTCATTAATTTCCATATTGGACATATTGAAAACAAGAGCGATGTCCTGTTTTATCATGTTTTGTCTTTCCATTTGAGTAGACATAATGTTTTCACGGGTTAGGTCTAATACAAAAGGTTGACCATAGCCAGATATCACGCGCACAGCATTTTTGCGGTACTCATTAACTATGTGTTCTATTCTTTTTTGCTCATCTGGATCAATTGGAGAATCACCCATGTCAGAACCAATATCGCCTAATGGCATTTGTTCACCAAATACCAATATTTTTTCTGGTGGTCTAGTGCCATCTGCCTGTTCTGCCATAAGTCTGTCAAAGAATAAACTTTCTGCAACCTTATTAACTAATGCATCAATTGGAACATGCCCATAAGTAGAAACCGAACTTGGGATATAACTATCAAATGAAATCTCATCCGGATAAAATATCTGTGGACGCATACCAGAGGACATTTGGATAAAAGCTGAATAACTACCAATAAAACGAGATTGTACTGGATAGACACTACCGCCAGGAAGTATATGTAGGTTTTCTATTTTTCCATTTAAGGCTTCTTTGTAAATAGTTGCAGCACCATGCAAATGTAAATCCATAACATACTTCTTAATAAAAGTATCCCAGGTTTCTTTTTGATTTGGTTGCATTAACCAATCATTAACCTCTTCACTTTGATCAAGTTTACGGCTTGTTATCCGTCTTTTCCATCTAATAAGTGCAGTATTAAAATTTGATAGATCTGGAAGTACATCCCATAGAGTTTCACGTATTTTTTGTGAACAACCCATTTTTACACCAATGGCATAAAATGAATCAGTTGGGTATTCATCATAAATTTGTTTGAGCGTCTTTAATTCTTCTGCGATCCTGTCTTCTTCCTTTCTATCAGTGGTTATGTCAAATGACATGCCTGATATGCGATTCATTCTAGTAGTTATCACACCGAGGATTGGTGAACATGTTTGGAAAATTTGAACTCTAGTAACTGGATCAAGGATGAAAAGTGGTTGTTCATATTGTACGTACTGATTTTCGCCTTGTTTGTTTACACCAGTAATCCCTAATAATTGAGAAAATGAGTAAACCGAATATCCCCTTCGATTGTATACTGCCGAATAATTATTAACTAAAGGACTTGATGGGTTTCCCATCCAATCGAATTCACCAGCACTCATTACAAACATGTTACTAGATAACCTTCCTTTTATTATTCGTTGGAGTAGTACGATTGCGATTATTTTCTGCAGTGGTCACAATTCTAAGATTTTCTCTTCTATTATCAAGAGTTATCCTGTTAATGCGATCTACTACATGCTCACCACTATAGCCGAGTACAAATCTATGCATTTGTTTTGGGCTACAGTTCTTGTTTTGAACATACGCCTTAGTACGAGTACCAAATGAAGCATGCCACTTAATCTTAGACAATTCTGGATAATCTTCTGGATTATAAACCCTATCACCTTTATTTGTATAATACCCTCCATCTGCCCTGAATACATAATGGCTTTAAGATTAATGGGACAATTACTTTTAACAAGATTATTTGAAGAATGTAAACTTAACTCATTGATAGTTAGGTCTTTAAATACTGATGGTATTGAGGTAATTATTCCTATTGATAAAGAACAAATTTATTTAAATATTGTAAAAACTATTGAACAAGAATTTAATGTTGTATTTGAACATGAAAAATACAAGTTTATAAATTATTTATCTGTTAATGATTATATATGTCAAACATTTGAAGGTAAAATAAAAGTTAAGGGACAGTTTATTTATGAAAAAGTATTAGATGGTTCAAATGAAACTTTAATCATTCCTATAGCTTTAAAAGAGTATTTTGTAAACAATATTCCTATTGAAAAAACTATATTAAATCATAAAAATATATTTGATTTTTCATTAGCTAAAAAAATATCAAAAGATTATAAAGTATTTCATAATAATATACAAGTTCAACAATTAAATAGAGTTTATGCTTCTAAAAAAGGTGCTTATTTATATAAACAAAAAGAAAATTCTAAAACTATGGAACATGTATTTAAAGAATCTGGAGTTCAAATTATTAATAAACCTTTATTAGAATTTCCAGAT